TTAATTTTCTTATTAACAGCTAAATTGTTAATAACTTTGTAAATAATTCTGTTTATAATGTTGTTAATTCAAATAATTGTTGTATGTTTGTACCATAATTAAAAATCAAGAAAATGAAAATTAAAAACATTAAACACGGACACTCATTTGAGTTAAACGCAAAAGAAGCAGCAGACTTCTTCTTTAAAAATGATTACACTAAGTATCAGATAGTAGATACAAGTAAAGAAATCAGTAACACTAAATTCTATTTAACTTGCATAGGTTTATTTGCATTGTCATTAGGGTCAGTATTATTACATATACATTTAAATTACTAATATGACAATAGAAGATGCAGAATACCTAGAATATT